GAACAAGGACTTCCTTATAAAAAAATACTTCGTGAACAATATGGAATGGTGGCTTGATGGACTTTCTTAAAGATATTGTAAAAGAGATCGGCGGTGAATATACACAATTAGCCGCGGATATTGATGAGACTGAAACTTATGTTGACACGGGTTCGTATATCTTTAATGCACTTGTTTCAGGCAGTGTATTTGGTGGTGTTTCTGGTAATAAAATTACTGCTATTGCTGGAGAGTCTTCTACTGGAAAGACTTTCTTTTCTCTCGCTGTGGTTAAGAATTTTCTTGATACTCACCCCGATGGTTATTGTCTCTACTTTGATACTGAAGCCGCTATTACCAAATCACTCGTAGAATCTCGTGGAATTGATACTTCTCGTCTCGTTGTTGTTAATGTTGTTACAGTGGAGGAGTTTCGTGGTAAAGCGCTCAAGGCGGTAGACCTATACTTAAAAAAATCTGAAGGAGAACGCAAACCATGTATGTTTGTGTTAGACTCATTAGGAATGCTTTCCACTGAAAAGGAAATCACTGACGCACTTAACGACAAACAAGTTCGTGATATGACTAAATCTCAATTGGTCAAAGGTGCATTCCGTATGATTACTTTGAAACTTGGACAAGCTAAAATTCCAATGTTAGTTACCAATCATACCTATGATGTCATCGGTGCTTATGTTCCTACTAAAGAGATGGGTGGTGGTAGTGGTCTTAAGTATGCCGCTTCTACTATCATATATCTCAGTAAGAAAAAAGAGAAAGATGGAACAGAAGTGGTCGGAAACATTATTAAGGCTAAGACTGCTAAGTCTCGTTTGAGTAAGGAGAATAAGGACGTTGAAATCCGTTTATTTTATGATGAGCGCGGTCTTGATCGCTATTATGGTCTTCTGGAACTCGGGGAACTCGGCGGACTCTGGAAGAATGTTGCGGGGCGTTATGAGATTGATGGTAAAAAGATTTACGCAAAACAGATCCTCGGAAACCCAGAGGAATATTTCACACCAGAAGTAATGCAAGCGTTAGATGAAATTGCTCAGAAAGAGTTTTGTTATGGATGATTTCATCAAGGTCTATGACAATGTTCTCCCTCAGGAAACATGTAAGACCTTGATCAATCTCTTTGACCTTAGTGGATATAAAGAGATCATTAATAACAAAGGAACTCCCAATTTTACACAATTAAATATCAATCAAAAACATCCAGATCACATACGAGAACTTTCTCAAGTCACTTCTAGTGTATTGAACCTTTACAAAAAAGAGTTTTCCGATTACACTAGATGGTATCCACCACGACTCTTCTTAGAAGAGTTTCGCATCAAAAAATATCACTCCAGAAGTCATGATAGATTTGATATTCATGTGGATGTTGACGATCATGCATCTGCAAAAAGGTATCTAGCTTTTCTGTATTATTTGAATGATGATTTTACTGGTGGTGAAACTGAGTTTCCTCATCACAATAAAAAAATTGTTCCTAAACAAGGATCAGTTATGGTGTTTCCTCCTACTTGGCAATACCCTCATGCAGGGTTGCGAGTTAATAAGGGAATCAAATATATTATGTCCACTTATTGTCATTACTATTAATGGAACGAATTGAAACTACAATTCTCAGGAGTCTTGCTTTTCATGAAGAATATTCACGCAAAGTTTTACCATTTATTAGAACGGAATACTTTACTGAATATACTGAGAAAGTAGTTTTTGAAGAGATCTGTCAGTTTATTTTTAAGTATAATAAACTTCCAACTCAAGAAATTCTCCATGTTGAAATTGAGAATCGCACTGATCTCAATGAAAATACTTATAAAGAAGTTATAGATTATATTGACAAACTGGATACATCCGCACTAGATACAACTTGGTTGTGTGATACAACTGAGAAGTGGTGTCGGGATAAAGCCATTTACTTGGCCCTGATGGAATCTATCTCCATTGTGGATGGTAAGGATTCTAAGAAAACAAAAGATGCGATTCCATCCATTCTTTCTGATGCCCTTGCAGTCAGTTTTGATACGAATGTAGGTCACGATTATCTTCAAGATTATGAAGAACGATATGACTTTTACCATCAGAAAGAAGACAAAATTCCTTTTGATCTGGAGTTCTTCAACAAGATCACAAAGGGTGGACTTCCTAATAAAACTCTCAACATTGCTCTTGCAGGCACTGGTGTTGGTAAGTCTTTATTCATGTGCCATTTTGCTGCTTCTACTCTTCTACAAGGTCGCAATGTTCTCTATATCACTATGGAAATGGCTGAAGAGAGGATTGCGGAAAGGATTGATGCGAATCTTTTGAATGTAAATATTCAAGAGATCACCAATCTCCCTCGTCAGATGTTTGAAACCAAAGTAACAAACATTGCTAAGAAAACACAAGGCACACTTATAATCAAAGAATATCCTACTGCGGCTGCTCATAGTGGACACTTTAAGTCACTTCTTAATGAACTTGCACTTAAGAAATCATTTAAGCCTGATATTATTTTCATTGATTACCTTAATATTTGTGCTTCCTCTCGGTATAAGGGTAATCTTTCTGTCAATTCTTACTCATATATCAAAGCAATTGCTGAGGAACTTAGGGGACTCGCCGTTGAGTTTAACCTCCCAATTGTGTCCGCTACTCAGACCACTCGTTCAGGTTATGGTTCTTCTGATGTTGAACTTACTGATACTAGTGAATCCTTTGGTCTCCCTGCTACTGCTGATCTTATGTTTGCCCTTATTGGCACAGAAGAGCTTGAAGAGTTGGGACAGATCATGGTAAAACAATTGAAGAATCGTTATAACGATCCTACCATCAATAAAAGATTCGTGGTTGGTATTGATCGTGCCAAGATGCGTCTTTATGATTGTGAGCAGAGTGCTCAAAATGATATACTTGACTCTGGACAAGAAGAAGAGTATACTTATGAGGAAAAGAAAACTGGACCTAAAAAATCATTTGAGGGATTTAAATTTTAATGTTTAGAAAAAATAATGTAATAACTTTTTATACAAATAAAGTTTATGAAAATAACTTAGATCCAATTTATCCTTCCTATAAACATTTCCCCGAGTGGTATGGAAAAAGTAAAAAAAACTCTAAGTGCCCTTTCGCCTCATTCTTTAATGATCAATCTTCGTCCGATTTAAATATAAATTTTGAACAACCATCAGATATTTTTAATTTATTAGATCAAATTCATAAATCTGAACGAGAAAAAATATCTAAAAGTAATAAATTAATTTCTAATCCGACACAACTAATGCGGGATACTACAGTAGTAAACTGTCCAGGTATTACCGATTTTTTGAAAACCGGATATATTCTTCCTGCGTGGACAGATATGTCTTTCAGAAAGTATAATAGTGAAATTATTTTCAATATGGCAGATAATTTTCCAAATATTCATCATGGAGTGCATGTTTCTGATCAATATAAAGGTATGGATGAATCTCAGTTACCTTTGTCTGTAGGGTTTCATAAAGTTACTACCCCCTGGATAGTAAAAACATCTCCAGGAATTTCTTTAATTATTACGCATCCATACTGGTCGAGAAATAAAACATTCACCACAGTTTCTGCAGTTGTTCATTCGGACAAAGCTCCTCTGGATCTTAAGTGGTTTTTTGAATTCAATCAAGAACTTCCAGATACTCCAAATATAGTTAATATTGAACATCAAATTATAAAGAGAGGAACCCCACTTATTCTTTTAATTCCGTTTAAAAGAGAAAAATTTAAACATAAAATAGAATATCTATCATTAGAAAATATGAATAATATGTATAGAAATGCAACTTCATCAACAGTATCTTGGATTTCAGATACGTGGTATAATAAAGTTAGAAAACAAATTGGTAATCTTTATAAGTGACTCAAACTATGACTAAACCTGTTGATTTTAAAAAATATACTGAGTTTGTAAATGCAGTAACTTCCGATGCGTCTACTGATTTTCTTGCTCTTTCTGATCGTCTAGTTGCACTTGATGAGAAGGGTGCCAATATTGAACGACTACTCACTGCTGGTGTCGGTATTAATGCTGAAGGTGGTGAGTTTCTTGAGATCATTAAGAAAATGATTTTCCAGGGCAAACCTTGGAACGCAGATAATAAAGAACATCTGATTATTGAACTTGGTGATCTGATGTGGTATGTTGCACAAGCATGTATGGCTCTTGAAGTTACGATTGACGAAGTAGTTGCACGAAATGTAAGTAAACTTGAAAAGCGTTATCCTGGTGGATTCTTTGATGTTTACTATTCGGAGAATCGTTCAGAGGATGATCTATGAACATTAAAGTAGTTCTTGAGATGAGCTTACAAGAAGCGGCTGTAGTTCTTGGAGCTTTAGTTGAATCTCAAAAAGGTTATACTGATGGACCTTCAATCCCAGATCGTATTTTTCACATTCGTGAAGTTATTACAAATCTGGATGCAGCAATGGAAGACTCAGTAAAACCCAAATAATTGATAACCCTTTCATAAATATTTGAAAGGGTTTTTTAATACT